GGATCAGGGCCTTGAGAATGCCGTTAAGAGTACGGCGAACCTCAGAGGAATCCTCAAAAGTACAAAAGCGATGTTGTCACCGGACGACCTTAAGAAGCAGAAGGACAACTTCGTTAAGGACTACATGAACATATCCAATGCCGGAGGGATTGCTTCACTCGATGCGACTCAGGAGTTCAAAGAGATAAACCTTAAGCCTACAACGGCAACGGCAGAGGAACAGGACTCCTACCGGGAGCGGGTTTACAGATATTTCGGAGTCAACGAGAAGATAATCAAGTCGAATTATTCCGAATCCGAGTACGATGCGTTCTACGAGAGCAGAATTGAGCCTGTTCTTGTAGCTCTTTCGTTGGAGTTTACCCGAAAGATATTCACAGACCGAGAGATTTCTTTCGGAGCTGAGATATGGTACGAGTCCAACCGTTTACAGTTCGCAAGTGCAAAGACTAAGATCTCAATGGTTTCGCTTGTTGACCGTGGACTTATGACACCGAATGAATATAGGGCTTTGTTTAATATGGCACCGTATGAAGGTGGCGACGAATTTGTATTAAGGCTCGACACTTCCAAGACCGGAGACACAACGGACGACGGAACAGGGAATCCGGTAGGCAGACCACCGAGCGACGATACAGACGACGGAGGAAACGAAGAATGATAAGAGATAACAGAGAATACAGGACAATTCCTTTGTTTGAAACAAGGAAAGCCGAAGAGGGCGGAGCTGAGTCCTACATTGTAGAAGGCTACGCTTCCACCTTTGAACCTTATGTGCTGTTTGAGGAAGATGGCATACAGTACAAAGAGCAGATCACACCTGACGCTTTTAACGAATGCGATATGTCAGACGTAATATTCTGCAAGGACCATGAGGGTACCGTGTTCGCAAGGACAAGAAATAATACCCTTGAGCTTTCAGTTGACGACAAGGGACTCTTTACGAGAACAGATCTGAGCAAGACCGCTTCCGCAAGGGCGATGTTCGAGGAGATCCAGGCGGGAATGTACGATCAGATGAGTTTTGCGTTTATCGTAAGAGAGGATGATTACGACAAAAAAGAGCACCTCAGAACCATCCGGAAGGTCGAGAAGCTCTTTGATGTAAGTGCCGTTAGCTTTCCGGCGAATCCCGGCACTGATATAGGTGTTGCCACAAGAGACTATTTCAACGGAGTGATTGAGATAGAGCGAGCGGAGAGACTTGCGAAAGAGGAAGCACTTAGAGAAGCAAAGAAAAAGTACATGGAGGAAAGACATCATGGAAATTAAAGACATGACTCTTGCCGATGTAGAAGCAAGAATAGCAGAGCTTGACTCCCTTGTTGAAAAGGCTGAGGAGCCTGAGAAGGTCGAGGAAATGACCGAGGAACTCAGATCCTTACAGGAGCGCAAAGTTGAACTTGACGCTCTCGAAGAGAGAAAAGCAAATGCAAAGGCCCTTGAAGAGAACAGGGCTGACGACACAGTAACAATAGTTGAAGAAAAGAAAGAGGAAAGAACTATGCTGAAAGTAGAAGAGTACAGAAACTCAGAAGAGTACATCAATGCTTATGCTGAGTACATCAAGACCGGCAAGGACGAGGAAGTAAGAAAGCTCCTCACCACCAACGTAGGGGATGCAGGCGAAGTAGCTGTTCCCGATTTTGTATTTGATATCGTAAAGACCGATTGGCTTAAGAGCGGAATCCTTAGCCTTGTAAAGAGAATCTCTGTTCAGGGCAACATGAAGGTTCAGTTCGAGCTTACCGCTGGCGATGCTGTTATCCATGACGAGGGATCAGGCGCAGTTTCTGAGGAAGAGCTTACTCTTGGCGTAGTTACTCTTGTTCCTCAGTCAATCAAGAAGTGGATTTCAATCTCTGACGAGGTTAACGACATGAAGGGCGAAGCATTCCTTCGTTACATCTATGACGAGCTTACTTACAAGATCGCTCGCAAGGCTGAATCTATCCTTATCGGAAAGATCAAGAATCTTCCTACCAGCGCAACAGCTTCAAGTGTAAATGCAAAGAAGGTTAAGGCTGGCGCAGCTCTCGGAACAATCGCAACCGCACTCGGACAGCTTAACGCAGAAGCAACAAATCCCGTTGTTGTAATGAACCCTGCTACAAAGGCAGCATTCAAGGCAGCAGTATACGCAGGACAGTTCAACGCTGATCCTTTTGAGGGACTTACCGTTTACACAACAAACGATCTTCCCGCAATCGCTGACGCTTCCGAGAATGCAGTTTATGCAATCGTAGGTGACTTCGGTTATGGTGTTCTTGCTAACTTCCCTAACGGAGAAGCTACCGAGATCAAGTACGACGACAAGAGTCTTATGACTGAGGACCTTATCAAGATCCTGGGCAGAGAGTATGTAGCAATCGAGCCTATTGCTTGCCGTGCTTTCGTTAACATCACTGCTCCTGCATCTGTTTAATTCGGAGGTGCTTTATGAAGGGTTTAGTTAAGGTTTCATTTACTGATAAAAACACCGGAATCGGGTATCTTCCCGGTCAGAATGTAGAGTTTGCGGATCTCCGTATGAAAGACCTTGCAAGCAAAGGGTTTGTAGAAGTCAGAGGGGCTGAGACTAAACCCGAAGTAAAGGCGGCAGAGCCTAAAAAGGAAGAGCCGGAGAAGAAGGTTGAGAAACCTACGAAGAAAGCTCCGGCAAAGCCTACTAAGAAAAAATAGCAGAAGGGAGCAAGGATATGGCTACAATCGCTGAAAAAGTAAAACTTGCTCTCCGTATCTCCCACAATTTGCTTGACGACGAAATAAACGACGTTATTACTTCCGCAAGACAGGAGCTTATCCGTGCGGGAGTAGCGGAAGAGGTCGCCGAGAGCGATGAAGAGTTGGTACAGACTGCTATTAAGACGTATGCGCTTGAATATTACGCTCAAGATCCCAAAGACGCGGACCGATACGGCGAATCATTCAGGTATCAATGCGATTGCTTACGGAAGTCGGAGATCACAGTTGAGGGCTAAACTATGTACGATAATGTTATAACGCTCATAGCAGAGACGAATACCGTTGACGAGTACGGCGACACCGTAACGACCGAAACAGACAGGACTATATTCGCAGAAGTGAAAAGCATCGGACAGAGCGAGTTCTACCAAGCGCAAGCGGTGGGACTTAAGCCGGAGATTAAGTTTGTGATAGCTGATTTCGCTGATTATCAGAACGAAAAGAAGCTAAAATTCACACCTTACGGCGGGACGGAAGAGGTTTACACGATTCTGCGAACGTACAGAACCAAAAACCAACTTGAGATCGTATGCAAGCGAGGAATTGACGAATGAGCGTTCCCAAGTCAGTCGTAAAAGTGAAAAAAGGCAACGTGGAATATACGTCAAACGTGGATGCGGCTCAGTATTACATTTTTGAGCTTAATAGGGCGGCTTTACGGGATGTTGGTAAATTTGTCCGGGCGAAGTTCAGAGAGAGCTTCTACGAGCATTTTAAGCGTAATACGGGCGACGCAGGACGGGCGACTTCCGCAGTTGTTCTTTCCTATAAGGACACTAAATATCCGAGAGTTGAGATAGGCTTGAAGAAGTCACAGCTTAAGGGTGTTTACGGCTACGAACAGGAATTTGGCACAAGTGGAATCCCGAAGTTAGGGCTTTTACGGAATGCCGTCGAGGATAATATCCCGAAAATCATAGAAATAGAGTCGAAGTACCTATCAGGACTCGAAGATGAAGCAACAGCACTCTCAATGATAAGCGAGGAAGAGTACGAAGAAGATGGCGAGTGATACTAAGACAAACGACTTGAAAAAGTTAATAATGACACAGTTGAAAACGCTCACTTCTAATGTGTACTATGAAATTGCGGCTGATAATGCACTTTATCCGCATATAGTGTTCAGTTTCAAGATGATTAATCTGGGCGACTTATGGCGACAGGACTACACGCTTGATGTTGAGGTATGGGACAAAGGGCAGAACACCACGAGAATAGATTCTCTTTGTGATGATATTGAGAGACTCCTGCACATGCAGAATCTTCCGCAGACAGGCATACTTCCGACATTCTATCTTATAGACAGACGGAGCATCCTCGACGAAGATAAGTCAATCAAACACCGGCTTGTAAGATTTCAGATACAAAACTATGAGAGGTAGAAACCATGTCAATAACAAAATATATTGGTACGGGAGAGGTTAAATCAGCCGATTTCAAGGAAGTTAGCTGGGTTGGCCTTACCAAAGGCGGGAACGCAGTAACAATCAAGTTACACAACGCTATCAATATGGGAAACATTGATTGGACTTTTGCCGAGAAGAATGACGTTGTACCGAGCATAGAGTTCACAGCTTGCTACGACAACACGGATGCCGCTTCGGATTCGACTCTTGAGCCTTTTGAGGTTGAGATTAACGGAACCAGCGCAAACGCTTCCGAAGGAATCATTCTCGGAGCAGGGAAGTTCTATATCAACGGAACCCTTGTCGCTCTTACTCGTGGCGGCGGTCAGTTCACCGTAGAGCGTGAGTACAGAGAAATCAATGCTGACGGCGATCGTGGAGCAGTTAAGGGAAGAGTTGTGATGGA